CGCCCGGTGTAGTAATGGCGTTTATTTGTCCGTTGTCGGCGTAGCGTCTAATAGAGTCCCGCGAGACTCCGAGTAGTTCGGCGGCTTTGCCGGGTTTAATGTATTCGGTCATGTGTTCCCCTTTAGTTAGGGTTCGAGACTACCGGTTATTTTCGTGCTTTACGTGCTTTTGCGAGTTCGCGTGTCCACCGGGCTTTAGTAATTGGGGATCGAGCCAATATCGGTAACGGATATATAGACCCGTCCCGGTCGGCGTATGAGGTAAACGAAATATGTATGTGGGCGGTATGTCCCCAATTCCCGTGACGCCATGACCAAAAGGTCTTCTTATATGTCCCGGACGCTATCCGGTTTTCGTACACCACATATTTAAGACGATTCGAGCCGGGTAAACCTGACGCGGCGTAGTCGAGTAGTTGGTTGGCTAGTCTTCGGGCGGTTCGCCCGTTACGGGCCGTTCCTTTACCCATGTTTTCGTCTACGTCAATCGCCCTAACAATTTGACCCACACCACTTGGATTGTGGTCGCTAATTCTTTGAGAGTGAGCATAATCGGCCACCCACCCGTCCGAGGTTTTCGAGCGCTTAGGCCATCTGCGGTCTATTTGATCCCGAAGGGTTATACCGCCTTTACAAAGTTTCGCCATTATGTGTCCCATATCTCGGGTCGTCCCCGTTGAGCGCGTTAATAATGACAGGAATAACGGCGGCGCTTATAGCCACAATTAGCGGGTGTACATCCGCGGTCACTACCCATGAGGCTATCGCGCCAAGTGCGGCCCCTGCCGTAATTTTGACTATGGAACCTTCCCACGTTTGTGCTAGCCATTGTGCCATTAGTTGTCCATTCCTACGTGTTGTATTAGTTTGTCTACCTTGTGCGCTAAGTCTGCGAGTGATTCCCCGCCGTTCCTGTAACCGGGTTGAATCGACTTCGTGGCTTTGGCTATTTCTTCGCGAACAACATTACGCACAAGCCACACTAAGCCGGCTCCCATAATTCCAAGTATGGCTAAGACTGTTGCCGTTAGTCCTATGTAATCCGCGATATCCATTGGTTTACTTTGCGGCAAGTTTTGCCCGGACGGCGGCGCGGGCGCGTTCCGTATCGGTCAAAGCTTTAACCTTGGCGGGTGTTTTTTTCTTTGGTTTTTCTTCGTCCTGGGGGGGTGTATCTACGTGTAGTTCCTGCTCGATTTCACTCATTACCGGCTCCTAAATTGGGGTACATAACGCTAATCATTTGGTCAGTAAATCCGAGGGTTTTAGCGTGTGTTATTGCGGCGGCGGTTGCTTCCGCTTGGGCTTTGGCTTGTGCTTGTGCTTCGCTTGCGGCTTGTTCAGTTGCCTCTTGATCCGCCTCGTATTGTGCAATTTCGGTTTTGTTCATTTCTCTTTCGATTTTTTGGCCTGTAAGAGCGTTCACTATTACTACGTTCACAATGATGCCTTTCTTCCATATACCCAAAGTGTCCCAGTTATCGTGCCGGAGGCTGGTAATATTGTAAATCCGTCAAATGAGGTAGTGCCATTAAATGCAGTTCCAACTATTGTCCGGTTGATATCGGGGTCAGCGGAACTTGAATCCGACATAATTACTGTTTTTGCTGTTTGGAATGGATTAGCAACACTAATTTCAATTAAATTGGGATCAACGTTTGCGTTACCTACAATTCCAAAAGGATCATTATTCGCTCTAGTCATTAGTGAATAACCAGTACTCGCAATGTAAACGTAGAATCCCGAATACCTATAATTCGTAGTTGTGTTATCGGTTCCACCTGATCGCAACCTGCACCTAATAAGTGATTGGGCAGATTGAGTCCCAACCCAAACAAGCTCGTAAACAGTATAAAGGGCGCTAAAGCATGAATCTATAGAGACGCTTGACGCGGCTGAAACTGTCGCTGATGTGATTAAGGATAATCCGGGGCTGCTGCCTGCCGCTACCCATGCCGTACCGTTGTAGTACTCCGTGGCGTTAGTGTCCTGTAAGTATGAGTATTGTCCGTCTGTTGGTGTTGGTAGGGCCGTGGTTCGTGCCGCCGAATTTGCAAAAGGTAGGACGCCTACTAGGTCTACACGCTCGGCTAACGACTCCGAGACTGCCGGGTAGTTGGCTACAAGGTCGGACGACTCCACATATGGGGAGCCGGGTAGAGTTAGTGCCATTTTCTTTCTCCTATGCCGCTAGCGAATTATTATTAAGTATTTGGAACCATTGCAAGTCTGTTGGTACTGCGCTCCATAATAGCGTGGGATCGACCTCACCCCACGTAATTGTTTGGAATGAATAACGCGGGTCGGAAAGCGACAGGGTTAAAATATGCTCACCGGGTACGTAAACTTCGCCCCAACCTTCGACTAGACCTAGATAGTTAGCCACGGGTGCCGGTTGCGGTAGGTCGGAAAGTGACACGGCCATACCTGACACGAGGCTTAACACGAGATCGCGGGTTGTTTCGTCGAGGTTATGCACTAATATAGAAATGGCGCCAAGACTCCATAAGGGGTTTGCTTGGGCGGTAATAATGTTTCCGGCCCTGTCGATAACGTCAGCCGAGTATCGAAGCTCGGTGTTGAGGCGGTATTCCCGTAAATCGTAGGCGGCGATACTTGCGGAGTCCGTTTGTGTGGTTTCGTGTGTCTCGTTGTACCCCAAAACGGTTACGGAGTTAATAATGCTTTGGCGGGTGCGTGACCACGTTGGGGTAAAAATAACGGTTTCGGGCGGTATAATCGTGGGCGGTAGGATTATGCCGAATTGATCCCATTGGAGGGTTTGCACCGCCCATGTGCCGAGAGTGCCCCCCCATGTGCCACTAAATGAGGTTATACCGCGTTCCCCGTAGGACTCAAATACAAGATTCCCGGACGGGTTATCGAAATAGGTTGCTCCGGCCCATTCCGCTATTTGGCTAAGGTAGGTGAGCGCGTTAGTGGGTTGAATGTCTGACCCGGTAACTTGATTTAATTGAACGTCCGGGTCGGCACCGTTAAGGAACGGTATCCCCACGGTGGTTAACACGTCTTCGACCCGTTGACGCACCGATTCATGCGGCCAGCCGGTTGCTCCTACTTCGACGAAACCCACTCGGGATAGTTCACCTATACCGGTTATTGTGGAGACTGCTACCGGTGGTTCGCTTGATAAATGGGTAATCGTGACGTCCGAAACTCGACCCGTGAACCGGTCGAACCCGTAGGCTTGTATTTGTAAAACGTCCGATATTTCAGCGTTAACCCCGACCGGGCCTCTAATAATTATTTGAGCGTTAGACGGTTGAGGGCTTGAAGTAATGTCAGACCTACCATGTTGGATTTGTACTTGAAACTCGACGTTTTCAAGGTCAAGGCTTACCCCGTTTAGAAATATGTCGCTTATCACGATAAGACCGCCGGGATCGGGGCACCGTTACGGGCGTCAGCGGAACGCACAAGGTTTTGCAAGGCTTGAGCCACGGCGGCATTAGTTAGGGCTACTTGTTGGCGTTGCGCTTGCGCGACTTTCTCGGCTCGGGCCGCTGTGCTAATTGCTTCAACTTCGGCTATTGCGTCTGCAATGTCGCTTAATAGTTGTGCTTTGAATTTTGCCCCTACGGGTTTCGCCATGTTTTTGCCAAGTTTATTTAATCTTTGTGTTTCTTTGGCTAGTTGTGTGGCTAGCCCGTTAACAGTTTCAACGGCTGACATTTCTCCGGCTATAAGAAACTCGGGGACTAATCCTTGCGCTAATGTTTTAGTAACGCTTTGAACGTCTACCCATTTATCATTAAGCGTTTGAATTAAACCTTCTCCGCCTTCGAGCATGTCGGTAACGATTGCATTACCTACGGGGGCTCCAAGGCTTGCTAATTCCTCAATTAGTCCTTGATCGACACCACTTGCTTTAAGTTTTGTGAGGTTATTGCCGAAAGCTTTGGCTAGGTCTAATTGTTTGTCAAAAGCGGTTAACCATGATTCGCCGGTCTTTTCCCCGTTTTTATCAAATTGCCCACTAAATGCGGCACTAAGGTCAAGGGCTGACAGTAAGTTATTTTGAATTCCGACCGCGTAATCGTCTACGGCTTTGCTAGCGTCTTTAAGTAACCCTATTTCGGTTTCTAACGCGGTAGCGGTTTCCGACATTATTGTTGCGCGTTTTTCGAATTGGTTTTGTAGACGTTTTTCGGCTTTAGTGAGAGCGTCAACCGCTTTAGTATTTGAGCCGGTGGAAGTAGTGTTGTCGTCGGTTTCGTCCGTGGCTATTTGATAAGCCAGGGGCACATGGCCAAGAATTCGTGTCATTCTTTCAACGTATTCGGCCTCTTGCTTTTGTGCTATACCAGAATCATACGCGCTTGCTATTAAACCTTTTTTGCCTTGTATCGCGTCAATTGCGGCTAATCTTTGTGCTTGCGCTAACGCTACGGTCGAGTCGTAAAGCGAATCAATAAAATCAGTTGTAGTACGAGCTTCTTCCCCTTGGGCTATAAGTGCGTCTACGGTGTTGTAGATACCGGGGGCCAATAGTTTGAGTTGTATGCCGTAAAGTTTTGCGGCGGTTACAAGGGGGCTTTGTTCTTCTGCGGAGTCTTTGGCGGCTTCACCATTGTCGGTTAAGCCTTGAGTTAATTCGGCTAAGTTACCTACAAGAATACCGACACCACGGGTGAAGTCACCAACAACAATGCCACCGGTTTTAATGGTTTCGGCCATGCCTTTAGACCCGCCCATGGCTTTAGACGCAGACTCTAGGGCATCAACTAAACCTATACCTATCTCGGCTTTAGCGTCTTCGACGGCGGCTTGTAATATCTTTTGAGTGTTGGCTAAACCTTCGGAGGTTCGACCGAAGTCCCCTTGTGCGTCCGTGGTTTGGCTTAAGATTTCTTGATGCGCGGCTAATACTTTTTGTTGTTGGTTAAGTGCCCCGGAACCGTCGTATATACCCATTTCCATAGCGCGAGCCCGGAGGGTTGCGTCGTCGAGTAGTACACCAAAGTTTCGTAGTGGTTCGGACTCTCCACGGAGGGCGGCACCAATGGCGGTTATGGCTTGCTCGGGTGTCGAGTTGTTGAATGAGGCTAGGTCGGCGGAAAGGCTAACGAGTTCGGTGGAGAAACCTACAAGCCCTTCCCCTGATAGTCCGGCGGCTTTACCAAATTGGGCGAATGTCGCGGCGGCGTTGAGTGCTTGCTCTTGTGTTTGGCCTAGTGATGTTACGGCAGTTTCGGCAAATTGTAAAATACTTTGTGAAGATTCACCGAAGATTACGCCGACTTTGTTTTGTGTTTCTGCTAAGTCTCGGGCCGCGCCGATAGCGTCTCCGGCTAGTTTGACGGCAAAAGCACCCGCGGCCACGGCAGCACCGATTAAGGCGGGTTTTAAGAATTTGTCAATTGAGCCACCGAACCCTTTTACGTCTTGCTCGGCTTTGTTAATGTTTTTGTTAAAGTTTTTTAGGTCTGCCGCTAGGTATACGGTTAAGGTTTTTCCGCCGGCCATTAAAGTGCCCACCTTCCAATAGCCCTGTCCACGGCTTTGCCCCATTCCTCAATAGCATCACCTTTATAAGTTCGGGCGTATTGAATCCAGTTACTACCACTACCAAATGCGGGCGGAACTCGGCCACCGGCTCGGCCCCTGTTACCTTTGTCGGCGGGATATCGAAGCATATTCGCAGTCGCTCCACCTCTAGCAACTTTCCGATTTCCGCCGATCATAATTTTGGGTAGTCGGTCAGAGCCCGCCCGAACACTTTCCGCTAGATCCTGACCCCACGGCCCGGCGTAAGTTAACGCGGCGTCTTTCCACGCGGGAACCATGTATTTATTAGCAATTACTTTTGATGAAGTTCGAAGTTCTTTAGCGGCATCTTTTGGAAGTTTGTTAAAGTCGCGTAGCAATTCGCCGAGTCCCTCTATTTGGACTTCGGACTTTTTAGCCACTTTCTAACTCCTCTAATATGGTGACGATTTCGCGGGGCGTAAGCCTTTTAACTTCTTCAATTGTCCACCCGGTACGCAAGGCCATTTTTATGATTAGTCGGTAATGGCTTCCGTTTGGGTAGGGTTTACGGTTTCGCTCACAATGTCAACGCGGCACCGTGTGGTACGGGCCCACGCTTTGACTTGTGCAAGGTTTAACGGTTCTTTGCCTTCCGCGTAGTAGTAGGCAATGGTGAGGCGTAATCCTTGCTCGCTTGGGCTTTTGTTCCCTTGCAATTCTTCGTACATCATAAAGTCAACGGGTAAAGTTTCAACCTCCATCGGTTCTTTACCTTGTAGTTCTATTTTAAGTTTTGGATACATGGTTTCCCCCTTGACCTTAAGCGAATACTACGGAGCCGGTAAAGGACGTCGAACAGGTTGCAATACCGTCAGCGGCGAAAGTTACTTCAGCGGATTCGATATACATTGCGGCACCCGTCCACGATCCTGTTGCACTTGAAACAACTACGGCAACCGGTGTCGCGGCGGCGATAGCGGTTTGCAATGCTTCGAACAGTCCGGAGTTTTCGTCGTACAAAAACTCTAGGGCCATTGTGCTGTTAAGGTCGGTTTGATCAAACGCGACACTAGACAGGGTTTTTGTTCGAACAATGGTAGGCGTCGTGGTGACGGTGCCGGAGGTTACTTGGTCTTCATACGCTACTGCGGGCGTTGCTACTGATACTGCGGCCATTTTTTTATCCTTCTTTCATTTGCATAGATACGTTTATTTCGGTTGACATTACGGTTCCTTGTGCCCCCAGGCTTAATAGTTGCGGGGCGTTTATTACTTCCACCGACACGGTATTAGGGAACGCTACAAGTAGCGCGTCTATGGCGTCTTCGGTGGCTATTGTGGCTGATTCATTTACGCGGGCGTTGATGTTAATAAGTATCCGCCAACGTATTTCATAGTTTAAGTTTGACCCCAACCGGCTCGGCCTGATCCATGGAGAATCCGGAACGCACACTACCGAAGGCGTTATAGGTGTGGCGGGTACTGTGTCATAGACCTTGTACCCGTTACCTGATAACGCGGTAATAATTGTTTCGCGGCTTTCCGTGGCTAGGCTCACCCGATTACACCCTTCATGTCGAGGTAAGGAGCTAAGACGCCCATAACTCGACGTGTGAGCCATACCGATAAACGATATGGCCCCGGCGTGAAGTCGACCGAGATTGCTTCGCCCCCGGCACTAGACCGGGCTTGGAACATCTCGACGGCTACCGACATGGCGGCTTCCTTTGTGGGGGCCGGTTCTGCTAGTAGCGCGGCTGGGGTAATTAGGTAGCCGATCAACAAAGAGGCGGCGTCGGCAACTTGATCGAGTACGGGCGCGGAGGCTACGTCGTATTCGATATCCAAGTTATCGGCCAATTCTTGACCGTCGACTAATGCCATGCTAATCGGCTACCTATCTACTTATGGGGTTACGGTTTCAAGACCGACAATGCCCGCACCGGATACGATCATAGACGCGCCATAACCATATACGGATACGTCGCGGCCAAGTTGTGCCACGTTTTCGGACGTTGCGAGGCTTGGGCCTGATTCGATCCATTTAGCGGCTTCACGGTTGGAAACAAGAATTGCGTTTCCGCCAATGTTGCGGTCGAGGATCACGGGTAGCCCTGAAACGTTAACGGTGAGATTAGCGGCGGTTGCCGTACCTGACACGTTGAATGTTCCGTAGTTGCTTGGGAAGAATGTCGACCAACCACCGATCGTCTTGTAGACGTCAGGGGAAACGAGGACAAACTCCGCGGGCATTCCGGTAGCGGTCTGAACGTCAACCGAAGCGGCAAAGACGGCTTCGCGGAACGCTGAACCGTCCGAGTCTGACCCAATGACGTAGTTAAGCGGAGTGCGAGCCCCATACACGGCGGCGACAAAAGCAATGTCTGTA